ACTCCTATGATGTACTATTAGTTTTTATTTGCCAACCTTTTGTAGCAGTCGTAAAGATTAGTGTTACACATTGATTGTTTGCAGTTAAATCTAAATCAGATGTACCACCTTGAATATTTGATCCGTTTCTTGCAACCACACATTTGTTAGTCCCAAAACCATTAGATGCAGATACATCCATAATTGTTACTTCATCACCTTGTGCAGGTGATGCTGGGAGTGTAATTGTTACAATATTAGCAACAGTATCAACACCAATTTGATCTCCAGCAACTGCTGTGTATGTTGTTTTGCTAGCTGCAGTTACTTCTGTAAATCCTTTTTCCATCATAGCTAAAGTTGTAGCTGGAACACTACCTCTAGAATAAACTAAAACTTTTGCACCCTCTGGAAGAGGCACTTGTGTAGATGCACTTTGACCTGTTGTAAGTAAAGTTACTGTATAACTATCACCAGCTCCACCTCTAGTAGTTCCATCTTCTACAAAAAATACTCTGTTAGCATTACCACCAGATGTAGTTGCAGGCATTGTTATTAATACGGTTTTATTGGTGTCCAAACCATTGTTGCTCCTGGTACTATATCGTTCCACGTAATAACTCCTGGTTCTACTGTGTCTAATGTTAACTGAGAACCTGTAGGACTTATATTTGCGTCAGCAGTTATTGTAACATTACCTGTAGCCAAGGTCAAGTCAACACCTGATGGTAAAACATCGACATCTGTGCTAATGGTAAAATTACCTATATTTAAAGTTACTTGTGAACCTGTAACAGTGTGATCTACATCTGTTCTGATACTTAAAGTACCTGTGCCTAATGTTACCTGATTTGCTGTTAGATTTTCAGTTACAGCGTCTGCAATAATACCTACACTACCAATTGTAATGTTAAGCGAATTACCGGTTACTGAAACACTTACATCTGTATCTGGACCCGATGTAGCAAAAGGTAATGCTGATATTGCGTCAAATCCTAAACTCATAAATAATCCTTAAAAGGGGACAGTAGGTATGTGGTGGTGTACTGCCCCCATCTAAGAATTATATCATCGTTTAAACCAGGAAGGAAGACCTAAATGTGGACGCTTGTCAAACATATTATCTTTTGATCCTGGGGTTTTACGATTGTTATAATGCAGGAAAACTTGTACGCATTCTTTGCCTTTGAATTTTTCTCTCCAGTGTTCTAGCTCACAGCCAGAATATACTAGCATATCACCTTGTTTTAAATCTACTTTAACACCTTTTTTACCAGTCTCGCCAGATGGCTCTAAATATATAGGCCAATCATCACCCGCAAGATTCATCGTAGTTGATATCTCACAACTAAATCTATCTTTGTGTCTTTTTAATTCATCACCTTTTTTATATATTCTAGCATAAGTATATGCTGGATATAATTTTAATCCTGTAGCTTTTTCCATACCTGGTTGACATTTAAGTAATAAAGTTTCCATAGCCATATTAGCATATTGAGAATAAGTGTTTGGTATCTGTTCATTTTCTCCTTCATAGTATCCTATTATAGTTTCAAAAGGTGAAAAGTATCTTGAAGCTTTACAAGTATCATAAACTTGTTTTTGCATTAAAAAATAATTTGCAACAAAAGCTGCTAGGTCTTTTGATATAGCTTGTCTAATTACTGTATATTTATTTTTTTTAAACGACATCTTTAGCCATCTCTTTTGGCACTGCTTGTATATTCCAATGTATAAATCTAAATGGTTCAATACCAAAGTCTACTGCATATTCGTGTTCTAGAAACCCAGGAAATATAATTAATGTTCCTGGTTTTGGTTTAAGATGAAATTGTTCGTGACCTGCCCATACACCTTTTAAGTCTGGTTTCATTTTTAACTTTGTGCATCGTGCACCAGTCTTTGGTTCGTGAAAGATTGGGTATGATGTTTTATCACTACATTTTAAAAAATAAAAACCTGATACGTGTTGATTCCAATGTATATGTGCTGAATGATGTCCACCACCTTTTTTAGCAAACTCTTGTACCCACAACTCACTAAACATAGTTTGATATTGTGACATATCATAACCTTGATGATCTAAATACTCCCAAGACTTTTGACCAATGTAATTTCTAAAATCTAAAAAGTCATTGTCAGCTGTAAGTGGTGTTGAGTGATATGATCTTCCAAAATCACCCCATTTTTTTATATGTTCTTTTTCTCTTTTACGAGCATCACTAATATATTTGTTACTCGCTTTGTTTAACGATTTAACAAACTCCGGTTTTTCCTCGCTCCATATTACAGTTGGAAAATAACTATTTATAAACATTATCTAAAAGGCCTCCCTAAATTCCATACTACAAGACTATATCTTGTGCCTGATGTTACTGGTTTAACTCTATGCCACACAAAACTAGGAAATACAATAATAGATCCTTTTGGTAATATTTCTTTACATTGTATCCTATGCTTCGATTCATCTCGCATATGTGGATCATAGTTTCTAAAATCAAATTCTAATTCACCGCCTTTATATTCTGATCCATCTGTTAGCTGACAAGTCATAGATAGTTTTCTAATCATACCTTTTTCTGGTCCTTCTTTTTCATAAGGTTTATCCCAACTATCACAATGCCAATCATAGTATTGATTTAATTTATATTTTGTAAACTGACAAGATTCAGATCTATTCCACTCAAAATTCCAACCAGCAGCTCTATTTGCCTCGTGCACATAAGGATGTAATTCTTTATATATCCAGGTATCATTAAGCCATACTAAATCTGATTTTCTTTTTCTTTGTAAATTTTTAACTTCTTCTTTATTTAATTTTTTATCACCATAGCCACCTGTTCTAGCCATAACTTCTTTTTGTTGATTAGCATAAGCTACAACCTCATCACAAAATTTAGGTGTAAGTACACCACTAAAATACCAGTAGTAATTAGATATATTCATAAGTTATTGTTTGTACAAAATTTAAACTATCCTTTTGATTATTAGTTAAGTAATACATATTAGTAGATGGAAACATAATAAATTTATTGTTTTCTAATGGTATATCCCAAGACCTACCTTTACGTCTATTATCTTCAAAGTGTATTCTGACCATACAGTCTTTGACTTTTACACCATAGAGTAATGTATAATCTGGAGAGTTACGTAGATCTACTGGATCTATATTTAATAATGGTATTGTAGTCTCTTGAGGTTTATAGGTGTTACCCCACGTTTCTTTGTTAACTAGAGTAAATCCATACTCTAGATTTATATGATCTCTCATATAAGTATTCAACATATCGAATGTTCGTGAAAATGGAAATTCTTTGTTTTGAATTACTGATTGTAAAATGTCGCCTGATAATTTATCTCGGTCAATGTCCCAATCTTTAGGCATTGCCACATCACCATAATATAAAGCTTGCTCCGTTAATACTTTCTTTTGCATACCACCACCATTTTTAATTTATGCTTTTGAGTCTGTCAAGTCCCAAGTCTGTCCAGCTTCATTCCAAACATAACTCCAAGAATGAGTATCAGCTGTATTTTGTGATTCTTGTTCTGCAGTTAATGCAGGAGCATCACCAATTGGTGATTTCCAAGATGCAGTTGTAGTATCTTTTACCCAAGATGCATAAGGTGATTTTGGCCAAAAAATATTATTATCTTCGTCCCAAGTATAACCAATACCTGCGTAATTTCCTCTAAATGCTTTAGAGTCATCACCTGAATTATGTTTGTTACTAGATGTATTATAAGATGTTTGAATCCACATTTGTGCAGGCCAGTTGTTATGTGTTTCTAACCACTGTTGACCTACTGTTTCGTCTTCAACACCATCAGCGTTTAACATCTTATCGTTATCCATAGTTAATACTTGAATAACTTTTCCGTTAGCTCCTAGTTTTGCAAAATGTGCCATAATGTTTCTCCTTATATATTAATTTTAATTACCATTCAACTATTGAAATTTGTACCTTATTACTACTATTCATAATTTTTATCTCGCCTTATACCTTATTATTACAATTCCTGATCCACCTCCTCCAGTGGTGGCACTATTAGTGCCTCCACCACCACCGCCTGTATTAACCACTCCACTACTTCCACTCTCAGCAGGTGCACTTGGAAGTGTAGGTTGAAGAGGTTGAGGAGCACCTCTTGAAGGCGCGGGTGTTGATGTGCTTGGATTCCCTCCACCAAATCCTCCCGTTCCACAAGGACTTGTCGCTCCACCTTTACAAGTTGCACCAGCTCCAGCACCACCACCACCAGCGTAAGCTGTTGCAGCTCCTGAAATTTCTGAAGTTGTTCCTGCACCACCTCGACCTGCTTGAGCTCCTGATCCACTGGGTGCTGTTGAATTTTGACCTGCTTCACTGGCACCACCTCCACCACCTCCAGAGTTACCACTAGGAACATAAAAACCTGTTCCACCATCTGTGCCTTGGGCAGGAGTAACTGATGGTGTATTACCACTTCCGCCAGCAGCGGAAGTAGGTGACGATGGATTACCGATTGATCCTCCGCCACCTGATCCACCCGGTTCTCCAACTCTTTCTCCTGGAGGAGAAATATTAAAAATACCGCCACCACCTCCACCTGCAGACGTTATTGTTGAGAATGTTGAAACAGAACCTGGAATTCTTGCTGGTCCAGCTCCTGGATAAGGCATAGCTGCGCCTCCTGCACCAACTGTTATGGTATAAGATTGCACTGATACAGGTAAAGAGGCTGATTGGGGTGAATTAGGTGCTGCTAAAGGACTTGCAGTATAACATCCCGATGTTGTAGGGTTGTGTGATTCTCTGTATCCTCCAGCACCTCCAGCACCTCCATTTGGATGGGAACCAGCGCCGCCTCCACCCACTACTAAATAATCTACTACGTTGTTTGATGCAGAGCTTGCTAATTTTGAAACATCAAAACTTCCTGGACCTGTAAATTTATGAATTTTAAAATTACCAACACAAGATACTGTTCCACCCGTGGCTTCTAAAAAAGTTGCTTGTGCATCAGCGTCAGAACCATCAAAAAATAATTGCCAACCCTCTGTTGCATCTACATAAATAAGAACTACACCTGCATTATCATTTTCTAAAGTAACATTGTTTGTTGCCCCTCTTATGTTAGAGCCATTTCTTGCAATAATACAGTTACTAGATCCAAAATTTCCATCATAATCTTTTACATATACAATATTTCCAGCGCTTGGCGATGCTGGTAGTGTTACTGTAACCACTCCACTTCCTGTATCAACAAAATATCCTTCACCATTGACAGCTGTAAAATCAGTTGTTTTTTTAGTTGTTTGCCAATCAACAGTCCCTGTTCTACCAAATCCTGTTTGTGATGCACCAGCTCCTAAAGCGATAGTGTCTCCACTATCTCCTAGTGTAACAGTACCACAATTTGCTCTTGGACTAATTTTATTTACTTTTACTTCACTCATAATCTACCTATTGAAATTTATACCTTATTATTACTACACCCGAACCACCAGATGCACCACATTCATTTGATGCTGCTCCACCACCTCCACCACCGCCAGTGTTTGCTGTTCCTGCTGTTGCTTGAGTACCAGTGCTTTTACCTCCAATACCACCACCTGAAGTAGCACCACCTCCTGCTGGACCGCCACCAGCACTACCACCTCCACCGCCAGCTCTAGCCACTGGACCTCCTGTAATATGTGTTGTTACACCTGCACCACCTGCACCACCATTACATCCAGGAGCAGTTATACTTGCACCTACGCCTCCGGCTCCACCACCTCCACCACCACTGTGTGGACTTGGTGTAAATCCTCCACCACCATTATTTCCTTGAGGAGGAGTTGTTGGAGGAGTATTACCAGTTCCTCCATTACTTAAACCACCACCTGGTTGACTTGAAGAACTACCTCCACCACCAGATCCGCCATTATCTCCTGGATCGCCATCAGGATCATTAAGATAACCACCACCTCCACCGCCACCGGCAGATGTTATTGTTGAAAATGTTGAAACAGCACCAGGAGTACCAGTTCCAGCGCAATTTACTGTGCCTGCTGCCCCTCCTGATCCAACTGTAATTGGAAAAGCTGTTGCTGTTATAGAAACTCTGTTTGATGAAGTTGGATAACCATCTAATGGACTAGCTGTATATGGAGTTGTTGGAGATTTAAGCTCTCTATACCCACCTGCTCCACCTCCACCAGCTTGGTGTTTACCACCCCCACCGCCACCAGCTACAACTAAATAACTTACAATATTTTCTTCTGCAGTTGATGAAATAGATGATACGCAAAAAGTTCCTGGACCTGTAAATGTGTGAACTTTAAAATTTGTACAAACAGTTGTTATAGTTCCGCCTGTCGCTGAAATAAATGAAACACCTGTTTCTGTGTCTTCTGCATTTTGTACATTAACCCAACCTTTTGTTGAATCAACATAAACTAAAGTGATTGCTTGACCATCAACATCTAATATTGAAGAAGCAGCTATTCCACCAATTTTTTCTGATCCATTTGGTGAAATTGTTAAATTATTATTACTAAAGTTTCTTGCATAATCAGAAAAAGCAACAATCGCTCCAGCTGATCCTGCAGGTAAATTTGCTGTAATAGCATTACTAGATGTGTCTACAAAATAACCCTCACCGCTCGCTGCAGTAAAAGTGGCAGCTGTTTTAATTGAACCTGTTTGCCAGTTTACAGAACCTTCTCTACCAAAACCTGTTTGACTTGCACCTGATGCTAAAGCTACAGTTCCTCCACAACGACCTATAGTTACAGTGCTTGCATCTACAACTGCAGTTTTTCCAGATCCACCACCAACTGTTAAAGTTGTGCCTGATTGTTCTGTTATTGCATCTACTTCTATCTTTGACATTATACTATTACTAAAGTCCCTGTTACTGTTACTGTACCAGGTATAGTGATAG